ATTCGTCAAGAGAACCCGCTTCCCACACTGGGTACAGGTGCAAACCGATGGCGTTGCTGCTAGGCACGACAGCGCCGGAGATGATGTTATTTCCATAAAGAAGAGAACCAGCAACTGGCTCACGAATACCATCGATGTCCACAGGAGGAGCAGCGATGAACGCAATAATGAAGCAAGTGGTGGCAGCAAGGAGACACGGAATCATCAGTGTTCCAAACCACCCAATATAAAGACGGTTATTAGTAGAAGTCACCCAGGAGCAAAACTCCTCCCAGGCAGTGTTTCTACGTTGAGTAAGAATTGATTGAGCCATTAAAATAAATACAAGTAACCTCCCACCCTCCTCAAATAGTTACTTCTTCTTAGCTGTCTTTGCAGACCGCTTGAAGTTAGCTGCCGTAGGCGCACCTTTTGCACCTGGCTTTCTCATTTTTTCTCCACTGCCTGCAGCAATTCTTTTTCGCTTAGCGTGGATATTGGAATACAATCCGGGTTTAGCCATAGCCTTTCTTTTTCTTCTTAGAAGCAAGAGGTAGTTGTGGACCAGTCTTTTTCAAAAAGGTATCCTTCTCATGAGGATTAGTTGTACCTTTACCTTTCTCATAAATCTTTTTGCCACGTTGTGCACCTTTGTGACCTGGGCCAATTTCAAAGGATGCTGCAACAAAATTACTATCAAAGGCTTTCTTATCTACACGAGATCTTTTAGCCATTAGTACTTTTTACCAGCAGGTTTTTTCGTAGACTTTTTCTTTTTAGCCTTCGCTGCAGCTTTCATACCAGCAGCGGTATAAGGATACTTTTTACCATTAACGTGTGGCATCACCAAACTCCAGGGATAATTTGTCCAGTTAGTGCATAAGCACCTAGAGCAGCGACGACCCCCAGCATTGCTAGACGACCGTTCAACTGCTCTGCAATTTCATTACGTGTCACAGAAAAGTTATTCATCAGAAGCTGTACTTCACACCGAGCTTTGTTCCATAACCATTGTTGTCATCGCCTGTGATGAAGGAAACTTCACCGTAAGCAGACAGGTTGTCAGTAAGGGGTACACCACCACCTGCTTTACCTGACAGTTCAACAGTGCTGTCGCCACCATCAGGAGAAACAATGGAGGGTCCACCTTGGATGTACCAGTTATTACCTTCGTAACCAACGTGGTTGTCAATCACAGTACCGCCGTAGTCAGTACCAGACCAGCCAGAATTAGCTTCAATATTCAGGTAGGAGCCTGCGAAAGCAGGAGTTGCAGCCACGAGTGCGGCAGGGAGGATAGCAAGAATTTTCATGATTAATAAGAATAAATTTATTAGAAGTTGAGATCTGATCGATCTAATTTTTCAAGGAGGTCTGAACGGTAAGCAGGATCATTTTCATAACGCGAATCACTCATGGCTTGTACAAGCTCTGCTTGACTACGGAAGACATCCTTAGAATCCGAAGTTGCTTTACCAGTGAGCATCCGGCCATCACTACCTACCGCTTCTGAATACCTATAACCCAATGCTTGGACCGCAAAGAAAGCAGCTTGTGGGTCTCCACGATCCATCACTGCGTCATACATTTCAATCTCTTGTTCGTTGAGATTGTCTGAGGCCCATTCAAGCATTGCTTGATATTGTTGAGGGCCACCAGCTGAATTTTGTAGAGCGGCTACATCATTATCACTAAGCTGTGTAGATACATTGGATTGCTCAACAGAATCTCTGTAGTCCAAATACATATCAGCAATCTGATTAGGATCCATCGCTGAAAGTTGATCCAAAGTTTCTTGTGAAAACTCGGTCTGTGCTTCAGTCCACAGAGTTTCTAAAAAGTCACTAGAAGTAGACTCCTCATACTCATCATATGATTCTTGAGGTACGTCATCTTGATTACTAGTGGAAGATCCGAGTTTTTTTTGTAGTTCTAGATAAGCAGATTCAAGTTGGTCTGTGTCTCTGAATTTACCAGCGAGCATTTTACTTTGCTCTGCTTCCATCTGTTCACCAAGTGCCAAAGATTCCTGCTCTTCAGCGTTGAGTTCGCCAGAGGATGACTCGGACGAGTCGTAAGATAAAGTTGTCATGAGTTTTTATTGAGGTTCTGGTGCTTGTTGATTAGCGACTTCGTTCTGTTTTTGTTCAACAGCAGCCAATTGTCCAGCCTGTTTAGTGATCTCCATACCTTGTTGTTGTTGCATTTGTTGCTGCATTTCTTGCTGCAACTGTTCTTGTGTCTTTACAAGGTTGAGAGTGTCAATACCCTGAGCAGCAGCTAGACGCTTGATTACTTCGTCAGGATTAATGAAACGTGTGAGTGCTTCAGGACCAATGGTCTGAGCAATAGTTTGCATAAATTGACCAAGACTGTCACGATCTTGACCGCGACCTAAAGCGTTGATACCAGCCACAATTGTGGGTTTGACCATCCCTTTAGGGATCTTGGGAATTTCGCCTGTCTTTTGGAAGACAGACAGTTTACGATTAAGATATGGAACAAGGAAGTCAACAGTAAGTAGACTGAATAGTCCACCAAGCTGTTGTTCCAGCTCCATCTGAGTCATTCGGACTTCTTCTGCTGTTGTCCGTTCGCTTTGTCTGACACTAAGAATTAGAAAAGCTTCAGACAAACGACGTTCCAGTGTTTGTGTCATCTGGAAAGCAGTCTGGAAGTCGGCAGTTTTACCACCAGTAGTGATAACACCAACGTCATCAGGACGCCCTTGAATGATTGCTCCGTTACCTGCCTGAGCAAGCGTAGAAGGCTTAGTTGTACTTGACGGACTTACAGTGAAAACGACCTTAGCCGCTGCTGCTGAACCTTCGACAAGTGCTTGAGTTAGAGATTCAAGTGCTTTTAAATCACCAATAAATTCTTCGACTCTGCCTCTACCGTAAGGTTCTGAATCAACTGTATTAAACCGGAGGGCAATCCAGGGGTTTGTGTCAATCGGTGCCTTGCCTTGTGAGCCCGGAATGATTTTACCAAACACTTCTTGATGCCATACAAAACGGTTATTGTCTCGTTTGCAATGTGTGTAAACATCGCACTGATTTGCGTGAGCGTTGTACTCTTCTGAAACAGAGTTGGGATCTTTAGACTTTGGAAGTAGTTCCTCAACTACTGCTTTATTGATTCGTTCTTTTGTGACAATTTCAATTACGTTTCCGTTCCCATCGCGATCTATGACATAGCGGTTAAGTGGGAAGAGCTTAAGATTTTTTCTACCCATAAAAATGAGAGCGTTCCCAGCAACAACCAAATGCTTAAGTGCCTGATGAATCACAACACGATCATCTGAAGCAGCAATTGATTCAAGAATAGTACGTTCAATTTTAGAGAAAGAAAGATCAAGCTCAGACTTAATTTGAGGATTAGCACCAAGTTCTGCCAACATTTGATCATCCATTTGAAGCTTGAAGAAGCTTGTCTGTGGAGGAAGAAGTGCAAGCATAAGTTTACTTGCTAATGTGACAACACCTTTTGAACCAATAGATTGCCAAGGTGTTTTGAAATTTTTCATACCACCAGAAGGTTCTTCTTCACCTCTGATCAAATAAGGTAATGAAAGGTTTGCTGCCTGCTCTGCTACATCAAGAAACTGAGAACGCTCCGAACTTAAAACGTCGTAACGCTGTTTTGCAGTCATGCTAAATTAAGATTACTAATTTTCAACGAAGGGTTGCGACTACCTCTACTTAGAGATGTAGTGCCACGCTTACTTGGACTTTGTGATGCCTTTGATCTTTTGATCTTTACACCACTAGCTGAACCACCAACAGGTGTACCGCTTGTGGTCAATGCCTTTGGCTCAGGCATTTTTGGTGCTTCGTATTTTGGCGCATTGTATGTCGGTGCCATTTTGATTTCTGGGATTTTCATCTCAGGCATCTTTGTGGGCCGTCTTGTAACAGCACCTGGCTCACCTGTTGTACCTGGATAGATATTTCCATACCTATGATCTTTCAAATTCAAGAAAGATTCAGGTGTACGTTCTGGCATAAAACTATCAAACCAAGCACTGGTTCTCCACTTACCATCTACAACCCAGGATTTGTCATACATTTTGCCATCGTTATAATGCAAAGTGCCGACATGTTGAGAGCTGGGTGCGTAAAATACTTTTTGAGATGTGATCTTTAGATCATTCATAAAATCATTCATTCTTAGTTACAGTCAAAGATTGAGGTGTGAAATCATACAAAGAGTTTGTCCCAGCTTTACCGCCAACAAAGAACTTATCCCAGTGAGACATGTCAATGCTGGGTTGAGAATTAATTGGATATTTATCACCATTAAATGCATGTTTTAAGACCTTACGATCATGGTCATACCTTGGTGTATATTGAATATCTAATTCTTTTGGTATATACTCTTGGTCGGGTGGTGTGAATTTAATGTCATCAAGACCTTTGATATCAAAGATATCGTCATAATTCTCTTCAAGCCAATCAATAACCATATCACTTTCTTGTTGATTATTAATCGAAGAAAAGTCTAGAGCTTTCATTCCAGCAATTACTGGACCTTGCCCCCACGAACGTAATGAATTAATGACATTTTGAACTTCAGGGGATTCATTATCTAGTGGATTTGATTCGTTCGTTATAGCTTGAGGTTCATCGTAAAACCAAGGGTCATTAGGATCATCTTCTGATCCTGAGTACCATGCGTTCCATTCCTCTGGATCGACTGGAATAATTTCGTAGATAGGATCATAGTCTGACCACATTTTATCGAAGAATCGATATTCATCTACATCAGCTTTCCAGCTATCGTGTATTTCTTTTTTAGATTGATTGTCCGACACTGGTCTCTTCCATGTATTGTTTAATCCACTCCACTACACTACGTTGACCAGATGAAAACATGATCTCTCTATCATTGTCATATGGAGTGGGACTTACTGGTGGAAAGCGTTCTTCTAATTCTTGCAATAAACCACGGGCTTGGATGCCAACGGTTTCAAGCATATTGAGGGAGGTTGACATTGCTGTGCTCAAAAAATGCAGGGACTCTGCTAGCTTTAGTGAATGAAAGTTCAGGTGCTTTACCCTGATACATCAGGTTGTCGCTCTGATCTAGCCAAAATTTTCTGTTCAATTTTCTATCAGTCGCGTTGTATTTCAACGGCTGCATCACCCAGTTGATCGTTGCTTTACGCAACTTGTCTAGGGATGGACTGATGTCAAGTCCGAGTTCTTTGCAGACGAGACTGTTTGTCGCGACGTGGATCTGTTCGTCTCTACTAATGTCCGCAGAGACTGTTCGCATACCACTGTCACCAACAGCTCTAAAGAACGGGAGTAGTA